CCGACCCGAAGCCCCTGCACCAAGCCATGCGCCAACGGCATGGTGGCCGCTTCTCCAAGAATGGGAGGTCCTTCGAGCCCCTGCGGAACTGGCGCGACAAGGAGATCGTCGAGGACGACCAGACCATCCAGGAGTACGTGGCCAGCCGGGCGCCGGCGGTGGGCATGCTGAAGGCTGGCTGGTACAAGGTGCTCATGGGTCTGCCTAAGCCTTCGAGCCGCGAGAACAAGTCCAACTTCGGCACCTCGGGCATCCCGAACTACATCAAGCGCCACGCCGGGGCGGCCGGGTACATCAACCTGGTCGAGTCCAAGGACGTCTTCGCCTTGGTCATCGGGAACGGCATCGCCAACACCAACAACGTAAGCACCGAGGCGGACGTGAAAAGCACTGTCCTCGGCCTGCGTTACAAGCAGCTGCGCCTTGACCTGGAACAAAGGTTGAAGAAGGACGCCGACAAGGCATCAAAGCGTTAACCACTTATGGGCACATCCAGCATCCGCCACATCGTCGAGGGCAACCTCGTGACCATGCTTCAGGCCGAAGCCACTTTCACGGGGGTGAACATCTACCCGGGCGACTACGCCGGCGACGCGGCCATGCCCAAGGTCGTGGTGATCTGCGACTCGGCCAACACCCCCGCTGGCCTGCCTGACGGCCTCGGGAACTACGACTGCCAGGTGCGGGCGGTCCTGCACGACAACGCCAACGACGTGACCCTGACGACCCACCGGGCACGGGCGGCGGCCATGGTGGCCACCCTCTCCGACCTGACGGCCATGACGACGACCTTCTCGACCCAAGGGGACGCGGCCCTGTACGACGTGACTGTGGTCTCGGAAGACCAGGGGCTGGACGAGCAGACGGGTGCCTGGGCGACTGTCCTGCGGGTGTCGGTCCTCTGCGTCCTTGCGCCTTGACCGGGCCGCCAAGGGTAAGAACCACCCATGGCTGCTATCCTCAAAGGCGTTTCGGTTTTGTACGGCGTGGCCGCGCAGGCCGGCATCAGCAATTTCATCTGCCAGAGCCTGAGCGTCGATAAGGCTTTCGAGCTGAACGACAAGGTGGCCGACGAGACGGGCGTGACTGTGACCCTGCGCTACGACGGCGTGGAGCGCACCGGCACTATCGAAGGTATCGCCAAGACCACGGACATGCCGGAGGTCGGCGCGGCCATCACTGTCGCCTTGAAGACGGACGTGGGCGTTTCCCAGAGCATCACGGGTTGCATCGAGTCCGTGTCCGAGAAGGGCAGCAACAAGGACTTCGTCCGGGTCAGCATCAAGTTCCGCCAGGTTGACGGCATCGCTTCCTACGTGTAAGCGTAGGGCGTGGACCGCCGCTTTGCCTTAGCCTTTACCGATCCAGAGGAAATCGACTTCCTCGGGTATCGGCTGCCTCCCTTCTGCCTGCGTCACCGCGTACGGCTGCACGCTATCAACTCGCCCTTCGTCGAGCCGGCCGAGTACACCACCGGGCACATGCTTGCGGCCATCAAGACGTGCGCCGGCCTTCCCATCGACGACGTGACGGGGAAAGACAAGGCCCTGCTCTACGTATGGGCCAAGGACGAGGCGAAGATGGCCAACGATTGCATGGCCTTCCGCACCTACATGCTCGAGTCCCACTGGCCGAAGTTCTGGGACAATGGCAAACTAGAACAGCGCGTGAGCGGCATGCCCTGGATACTCAACCTAGTGGCCAACCTGATCAGCAACGGCGTGCCCGAGGAGCGTGCCTGGACGATGCCCGAGTGTCAGGCCATCTGGCTATCGACGACCTTCTCCGGGCTCAAGGGTGTAGAGGTCAACCTACTGACGACGGAGGACGAGGAAGCCATGGCGGCTTTTACCACTTCCCAAGGGTAGGATGAGCACGGACGTCAACTACAGCATCAAGGGCACCTCCGACGTGCCTCAGCAGGTGGACAAGGCGAAGAAGGCCATGTCCGAGATGGACCGCCAGACGCAGGCCATCGGCAAGAAGTTCACCGAGTTCGGCAAAGACCTCTTCATGGGCTTCCTTGCGCCGATGGTGCTTGTGCAACAGGCCGTGAGCTTTATCTCCGGTGCCATCGCCAAGGCCCGGCAGGACGCCAAGGACGCGGTGGACTTCGCCGCCGGCATCAAGGTCGAGGAGCTCAAGGCCTCGCCTGTGGACCCGACGACGCGGTACATGGCCCAGAAACTGCAGGTGGACCTGCGCACGGAGAAGGAGAAAGAGCAGGCCGCCACCGCCCGCGAGACTGTCACCGAGGAGTTCCTGAAGCGCGACCCCCGTGGCCGTCAGTACTTCTTCAAGGAAGCCGCCACCGGGGACGAAGGCCCTGGCATGAGCGAGGCGGCGCTGGCCAAGTTCAAGTACGTGCAGGACGCCGTCGCCAAGATCGTGGAGGCCGACATGAAGAAGGCGCTGAAAGAGGAGCAGGACAAGGCCGCCGCCGACAAGGCCGAAGCTGAGAAGAAGAAGGCCGCCGCCACTGTCGGGGTCTTCGCCGGCGACAACTCCGTCTTCGGCGTAGGCAACTCGCCCCACATGACCATGCTGAACCACCAGATCGAGCTGCAGAAGACGGCCAACGAATACTTGGCGGTGATCGCGGCGGCCGCTGGCTCGCCCGGAGACTTCACCAAGGACCAGACGGGGGGCATGGCCTCCCAGGTCAACTACAAGGACTACACCAAGACCGCTTAACCCATGGCCACTATCAACAAGGGCAACCCGCTCACCACCGAGGTCCTGCAGCCCGGGTACACTGTCCGCAACGACGGGTACGGCCTCTGGACTGGCCGATGCGTCTTCAAGGCGGATAAGACGATGACCGGCGCCGCGCTCCCCGTGGCCCGTGGTGACGCGCACCCCGATGCGACGTACTCGGCGTTCATGTTCGCCGACAAGATTGAGGTCCTGCACGGCCCCAACAACATCATCACCATCAGCGTGGACTACGTGGGCATCAGCCTAGACGGGTACGCGCCCGGCACGACCACGGACTGCAACGTAAGCGGGGCGGTCAGCACGACTTCGGAGCCTATCGAGACCCACCCCAATTTTTTCCAGGCGGTGGTCGGCACTGAGGAAATCGCCGGCGTGGGCACGGGCACAGTCACGGCACCGATCTACGAGGCCAGCACCTTCAAGGCCAAGACCAGCGACTCTGGTACGCTCTACAAAGGAGCCAACGGGGCGCACTTCACCCAGCGGACGGGTGGCCAGTTCGTCGGCTTCCTCGACCCGGCCTTCCCCCTGTACTACGGCCGCAAGTCCTACCTTGCCCCGCAGACGGGCTTCTCCGGCATCATCTACACCAACGACGACACCATCGTCGAGGACATGCGCGAGGCCGTGGGCCGCTCTTCGTCCACGCTAGACTGGGCCACCAACCTGCCTCAGCTTCTCCCTACCTACCTTGGCAGCACCTGGTTGAGCGTGCCCATCCCTCCGGCGACTACGGGCCAGAACCAGCTCCTGCTGGCCAGCGTGAACTTCGAGGACTTCGGCTTGGATACGTACAAGATTAACTACACCATCCGCTACTCGGCCGAGGGTTGGGTTGAGGCGGTCAATCCTGCTCTCTGATGCAACCCGGCAGCGGCTACAGCATCGTAAGCGGGCAGGCCGGAACCTCCCTGACCATCGACGACCCGCAGCTGGCCGGCGACCCGGAGCAGTTCCGCGTGACCATCATGCCGACGGGCTACGGCTACGGCGTGCAGGTCCGCAAGGGGTCGGTGCTTTGGTGCTCTTACCGCAACGCCGACGCGTGGGTCTTCTCGACTCTGAGCGGGCAAATCCAGCGCTTCTTCTCCTTCCCTTCCGGCAGCCTGACTGTCGGGCCTTTCGCCGACCAGAAGGACAGCCCCTTGATGGAGAAGGGCGGCTATGTGCAGATCCAGCCGGCCAGCGTCGAGGGTGGGTCTGACTCCTGGGGCGTCTACCTGCTCGGGTGCGGTGGTACGCCTTCGGACACGTTCAACCCATACATCGGCATCTTCGCTGACGGGTCGGACGCCGAGGTGAAGTCCCGATACTTCAACGGGTCCAACGACCAGATCATCGTGCGCAACGTGCGGGAACTGACCTCGGTTGAAATCGACACTCCTGAAGGTCCTACCACCATCACCTTCAGCGCGTGCAGCACCCTGTACCAGTACAACTACAACTGCCAGCGCTACAAGGTGGCCACCATTACCTGGGACGGCAGCACCTTCGTCGTCGAGCAGCACCTGCTAGGCCAGACGACCATCCCTTACCCGGTCAACCATCAGGGCGATTACTGCTACTCTGGCGAGCCTCCCGAGTGGCTTGGCTCCCCCTACTATGGCCCGCAGCTGGAGGACTGGTTCGGGACTTGGACGGGCTACACTAAGGACGGCAGCGCCTTCCCCGTGCAGGTTTGACCCCCCCGCCAAGGGTAGGATGAGCACCACAGTCACCTTCAAGCGCGGGACGACCTACGCGGCCACAGTCACGTATAACCCCTCCGCAGGTGCCCCCGCGAACCTGCTCACGACGACTGTCACTTCCGACATCATCGACTCGGCGGGCGTGGTCTACCCCTGCACCATCACCATGGCGGTGGACGGCCTGTCCTTCGTGGCCAGCCTGCCCGCCTCGACCACGGCCGGCTTCTCCCTGGGCAACGCCCGGTCTGACATCAAGTTCGTCTACGGCGGCACTGTGTACTACTCCACGACCTTCCGCCTCTCCATCATCGACCAAGTCACCGACTAATGTCCTCCCTTACTGTTGCAGTTGACGTCCTCGGCACGGCGCCGGCGACCCTTACTCTCGAGCTGGGCACGCCTGGCCCGCAGGGTCTACCCGGCACAGCGGCGACGATCGCGGCTGGCACGACGACCACGCTGGCCCCCGGCTCCTCGGCGACTGTCACGAATGTCGGGACCTCCAGCGCGGCGGTCTTCAACTTCGGCATCCCCTCGGGCCTGACGGGTGCGACGGGTGCGGGCGTCCCGGTGGGCGGGACTGACGGGCAGATTTTGGCCAAAATCGACGCGGTCGATTATAATACCCAGTGGGTCACCCCCTTCGCGCAGCAGGTCCGCAACCAGGTGCGCAACGAGACCGGGGCCACCCTGACGGCGGGGACTGTGGTCTACGTCACCGGCGCCTCGGGCAACAAAGTGACAGTCACCAAGGCTCAGGCCAACGGGGACGCGACCTCGGCCCAGACCTTCGCCGTCCTGCTGGAGAACATCGCCAACAACTCCAACGGGTACGCGGTGACCTCCGGCCTTCTGGAGAACCTGGACACGTCCGCCTTCGCCGCGGGTACGCAGGTCTACCTCTCCCCTACTGTCGCGGGCACATACACCTCGACCAAGCCCTCGGCCCCCGATCATCTGGTCTATGTCGGCGTCATCGAGCGCTCGCACGTCAATCAGGGCACGATGCTCGTGCGCATCCAAAACGGGTACGAACTGGAGGAGCTGCACAACGTCGCCATCGCCAGCCTCGCGAACAACGACCTCCTGGCCTACGACTCGGCGACGACCCTCTGGAAGAACAAGACCTTCGGCACGCTCGGCCTGCTGACCTCCTCGACCGCCGCGTCTACCTACGCCCCGCTCGCGAGCCCTGCCCTGACCGGGAACCCCACGGCCCCGACCCCCGCGACGTCCGACAACGACACCAGCATTGCGACTACCGCCTTCGTCAAGGCGCAGGGCTACCTGACGACCGCCCCCGTGACCTCCGTCGCCGGCAAGACTGGCGTGGTCACCTTGGCCGTGGCCGACGTCTCTGGCGCCGCTCCCCTGGCGTCCCCTGCCCTGACCGGCACGCCCACGGCCCCGACCGCCACCGCCGGCACGAGCACGACGCAGATCGCGACGACTGCCTTCGTGACCGCCGTCGATGTGCTCAAGGCTCCTCTGGCCTCTCCGACCTTCACGGGTACCCCTGCCGCCCCGACGGCGACCGCTGGCACGAACACGACGCAGTTGGCGACCACGGCCTTCGTCACGACTGCGGTCAGCACCAAGGCGAACATCGCCAGCCCGACCTTCACGGGCGTGCCTGCCGCGCCGACCGCCTCCCCTGGTACGAGCACCACGCAGCTCGCCACGACGGCCTTCGTGACTGCGGTGGATATCCTCAAGGCCCCGCTGGCCAGCCCGACCTTCACGGGGACTGTGACCATCCCGGCGGGTGCGTCCATCTCGGGCTATCTCACCACTTCAAGCGCCTCGGCCACGTATCAGACCCTTTCGGGCATGTCGTCCTATTTGACGACCAGCGCGGCGGCCTCGAGCTACCAGCCCATCGGCTCCTACCTGACCGACGCCCCTTCCGACGGCAACACCTATGGCCGACTGAACGGCGCCTGGTCTGTCGTCGGCGGTGGCGGCTCTGTCGCGTGGGGTGCCATCACCGGCACGCTGTCCGACCAGACCGACCTGCAGACCGCGCTCGACGCGAAGCTCGACCTCGCTGGCGGCACGATGACCGGCGGCCTGACGCTCTCCGCGACTGGCATCATCTTCTCCGACTCGACCACGCTGACGACGGCCCCCGCTGGTTCGACGCTCGCCGCGGATCAGTTGACCGCCGGGGTGGTCACGGCGAACCCGACCTCTGGCCCGACGGCCTCGGGCGACGTGCTCCAGTACAACGGCACCGACCTGATCTGGGCGGCGGGTGGCGGTGGCGGTGGCGGCCTGACAATCAGCACCCTCTCCAACGGCGCGACCTCGACGCTCAACGCGACGGCCCCGACCACGGGTCAGGCTTTGACGTACGACGGCACCGACCTCGTCTGGGCGACCGCTGGCGGTGGC